TGGCCAAGACGATCTGGTGAGCCTGCTCACGCACGGCGTGCCTGTCGAGCTGGCCACCGGCCAGGCCACCGCAGACATGTTCGAGGATGTGGTCACCAATGCTGGGGGCACGGACTGATGGCCGCCGCAGACGCCAAGACCAAGGATCGTTACATGACGATCCGCATCCCAGCAGATGTTGAGCTGGCGCTGCGCCGCCAGGCTGAAAACGACACCCGTACGCTGGCCGCCCAGGTGCTGCACTACATCAAACAGGGGCTGGCAGATGAGGGCAAGAAGGTGGCCTCATGAAGTGCCCAGTATGTGGCACCTGGACGCTGGTGCAGGAAACTCGCCAGCGTGCAGAGAATACAAAGTACAGGCGCTATGAGTGCGCCAACATGCACCGCTTCACCACCTTGGAAACGGTGGCCAAGGTGATTGCTGCAAAAAATCCTAAAGACTAGGGTTTGTCCCTAGTTGATTAGATTGTGGGAAATCGTGGTAAGATATGGTCATCGCAACCAACTGGCAAGGAGCCGAACGTGAAGCAAACGCAACAAACGCAACAACCCTCTTGGCTGGCCATCAGGCCCAGCCTGCTCAACCCCAACTGGCGCTATGTGCCAGCAGCGTCCACCAACATCATGGATCGCTTTCGCGCAATGGGCTGGGTGCCACCTTCGGAGGCCAAGAAATGAAATGGCTGCTTCATGCTGCGCTGGCCTTGGCCATTGGGGTGGCTGTCGCCGTCCTGCTGGCCGAGTGGATGGTCGGCTGCGGTGAGACCTACATCGACTCCAAAGGCGTGAGCCACAAGCACGCTTGTCTGTTCTTGGGCCTGGACAAATGAACTGCTGTGACTACGACTGCGTGCAGGGCCGCGAGTGCCCTGCTCGTGTGGCCAAGTGCAGGCCAGTCATGCTGGCCGCTGAGCCACTGCCTGCCAGCCCTGTGGTTGGATACCTGAAAAGGATGGCCAGTGCCATGCTGGTGGTGCTTGGCGTGACATTTGTCATCTGCCTGTGGATCGTCCTGATCGCAGCGTCTGCTGCCCTGGCACCAGAGAGGCGCATCATTGACTGCAGCCTTGCATCGTTTCACCCTGACTTCACCCCAGCAATGCGTGAGGCCTGCCGTAATCGCAAGGCCACTCAGTAGGTCTCAGGCGATCATGCTGATGGCTTTGGCCTTTACATCAGCAACGCGCCTTTCCCAGCCCTTGCCAAAGGTTGGCCAGTGTTCCAAATACATCAGGAATGACAGTCGGCGATTGCAATAATCCTCGACAAGTCGCTGTGAGTCAAAGGCCGACACGGCCGCCAAAGTCTTTGGGCCTATGCCACCATCAGGCTCGACACCAACGCACGTCTGGAGCCACTTCGCAGCCCTTCCTGGGCCGCTGTTGATGGCGGCATCAAAGACAGCATAGTCCACGCCAGACGGCAGCTCGTCGCCACGCACCTTGTCCCAATATTTTGTCTTGTACAGAGGAGCCACATCGGCAGGCGTGAGCGCACGCATGGTCTTCTCGTCCACCTCGTGGCCGCAATGCTCCTCCCAGACCTTCTTGGTGCAGCCTAGGTTCGTCATGCCACCTGGGTCTTTTGGGTGGTTCACAAAGCCACCCTCATGATGTAGGACGGCAGCCAGTGCAGCTTCAAAATTCTGTTTCATGGTGTCCTCACTTGGTGGCTTTGGAGAGCAGATCGGTCTTGGCCTGGGAGCCAGCCGAGCTGCCAAAGTAGTAGGCGATGATGCCTGTCCAGGCGGTGCCCAGGCTGCCCAGCATCATCAAAATGGCTGGGTTGTTGCTGTCAATCTGGTTGAAGAACATCATTACCATGATGCCGAAGAAACCCAGGGTCACAGCGCCAGCCAAGATTGGAGGCATCATTGAGCGAGTGGTGGCCTGCATTTCCCTGGCAGACTTGCGGTCCTCAACGGCCAGCTTCTCAAAGTTCAGGCCCAGCTCCTGCGCCTGCTTCTGCAGCTCGATCTCGGCCAGCTTGACCTGCGCGATCTGGTCGGCGGTCAGCTTGTTGGAGGCGATCAGGTCTCCGACCTTTGCCTCGTCCACGCCAATGGCCTTGGAGACTGCAGAAACGGCCATGCCTGCAAGTGGGCCACCCAGTGCGGTGGCAATCGTTGGTGCGATCTGCTTGAGCCAGTCCATATCAGCTTCCTCTCTTGGTCAACATTGCGCTGGCAATCTCCAGCATGAATTTTGTCTGCTCTAGGTTTGCTGGCTGCGCTGCCCAGCCAACTGTGATCTGTCCCACGAAGCGATGCGAGTCTGGCGGAACACTGACTCGACAGGTGTATGTCACGCCCTTCTCAAGATACCAAAGCCCGACCTCGGACTGTGCGTATCGATACTCGCCGCATGGTATCTCATTGGTCATCAGCTTGACCACATCTGAGTTATTCGACGAATTGTGCGTGAACAGGCCAACATCGATGTTCTCAATCGTCTTGTCGCGCCCGTCTTTGGTGTAGGCCTTGTAGAGCGTCCTGGAATTGAACAGCGGGTTGACTTTGAAAATCGCCACTACCGTTGCGCCAGTTTGCTTGAACAGCATCGTCGCCGCATCATCGGCTCGGTCTGTCCGTATCTCTGGCAGCTTCTGCGACTCTTTGTAGGCGTCTCGGATAAATTCTTGGCTTTCGTACAGGGCAAAACCAGCAAAGGCAATTACCGCCATAAGAATTACCGCAAACAGCTTGAACGGGCTGTCCACATACCCCAGAATTTTATCGAGGGTGGTGTTGGCGTTGAGCTTCTCGGTCATATATGCCGCTGCCCCATCTCAACTATGAAGTAAACGGTCAGGCTGAGAACAAATACTGATGTAAGGACGGCAATCGTGATTAAGATGATGTCGTCAATCTCGGCCTGCCTGCGTTTTGCCTCAGCTTTGCGCTTGCCTTCAGCACGGGCGGCATCGGCTTCCATTTGCTTGGCCCTGGCCGTAATGCGCATCCAGACATCCATCTTGTTGGACTGGAAGAAGAGCATCTTCACCTGCTCCTCAAACTCCCGAGCCTGCTCCAGAGCAAGTTCCAGCTCTAGTGCCTTGCCAAGTGCCGACCCCTTAAATCCGCCCATCTTGGCCTTCTCCACAACCTCGATGGCCTGCGCCTTGGCGTCGAAATACTGGCCCAGAACTGGCCCCAAAGACTGCACGTCTTGAACAGTCTTGACCGCCTTCTTGACGAGATTGACCGCTGACGATACGGCAGCAAGCGCGGTTATGGGGTCGATCATTTTATTAACTCAAAAGCCACTCCGGCAATTACACCGGGCAGAGCCGTTGCAATAGCATCCCAAACGTCAGGCTGACCCTCTTTGCGATACCACTGCTGGAACTCGTAGAAGACGCCGAACACAATGCCGCCGATGGCAACGGCCCATCCCACTGGCAAGAGATGAATCGCACCAATGACAACGGTCGAGCCGACGCCCATTGCGAGATGCTGTAGCTTGTCTCTTGCGATCATTTTGTGATCCAGATTGCGGCAAAGATTGTCCCTGCCATCGACACGAGCATGATGCCTGCAGTCTTAATCATGATGGCCTCAATGCGCTTGAGTCGCTCATTGATCTGCTCATACCTCAGCGCACAAATTTCTTCGTGCGTCTGAAGTCTTGCATCGGTTGCATCGACTTGGCTCATTAAATGCCTTCACCTTGCACGATGTAGACAGTAGATGCGCCAGCAGGGGCCAGACCACTGAAGAACGACTCACGCCCAAAGCGCAGCACTTCAACAGCACCAGGGATCAGCACAATGGCCGCTGTAGGAGTACCAGCTACAGGAGCCACAGCATTGGCCGCTGCCTCTGCTGCAGTGTTACCAACGCCCAGAAACACCGTATTGGCACTGTTGTTGATGATGCGGTATTGGCCCGTGCTTTGAGCATCAAGCCTTGAGAACACCAAAGCCTGGACACCAGTTGACGCAGAAGTGGTGGCAGGGATGACAACGGTATTGCCAAGTGGGGCAAATGCGATTTGTGAATTGGTGGCCATGTCAGACTCCTCTTGCAGCTTGGGCTGCTTGATATGCACTCACCACAGCAGCCGTGTGCGTTGCCGCACAGATGGCTTGCACACGAGCATCCTCGCCGCTGTAATCATCGCCAGGGGCGACAATGTGGCGGTGAAATGTGCCACTGATTTGCTTGCCGTCTTCTTTGATGGCGGTCTTGGTGCGAACCTGAACGCAGCCGTTTTCGACCACTTCAATGCGGTCAACAATCAATTCTTTAGTAATAGCCATAACAACCTCCGGTTGAAATCAAGAATCCGGTCTACTGGGCCGGTACAGTTTTTCAATTAAGGCAAAGCTAAAGTAATGCCTTCCATGTTTTGCATTTCAGCGGTAATGGTGTAGCAAGTTGCATCGCCATATACGGGCGTCATAACAAGTGACCACACACCACCAACACGGCTTAACGTAAAAGCTGGGCCAACTGTTGGGCCAACACTGTTACCCGCCGCTACGTTATAGACAGTTGAAATGTTTTGACTAAATGTTACGCCACCTTCTTGGTACACGGAAACAATAACTTCTGCCAGCCCAACAGATGTTGGAAACGATCCATCGTAATAAGAAACGGAAAATCTAGAGACGCCGTACTCTACGCCAGCAACCAAAGCTGCTGTTAAAGTTGCAATTGTAGAACCCGCAGACAAAACAGATTTATTGATTTTCTCCTGAACTTGATTGTCTCGAACGCGCCCCTGCATGTATCGAAACACCGTTCCTGCATCTTGCGATTGCACATATGGTGGAATGCTCTCATTCCCCAAATACTGGCTACCGCCTGCTAAACTTTTAAATGAATTTCCGTTTGTTGGAAGTCCTGATCCGTTATTGATAACTTTTGCGCCACCGGTTACAAGAATGTTGTATGTAGTGCCGGGATTGGTCAGGTTGACAAAGGCGCAAGAGTTTAAAGTCACCGATCCACCATCCACTGTAATAGCTGCGGTTGTTCCGGTGTTAGCGCCAAAGACAAGAAAGTTATTGCATGAGTTAAGCGTTAGATTTGAGTTTCCGCAATAAATTGCAGCATCGTTTTTAATCTGCACATTTTCATGCCCGCAGCCATTAAGACTTAGGACACTGGTGAGCAAGAAGTAAGCTCTGTCGCTTATGTTGTCTGAGGCGCAAGAGTTAAAACTTGAATATTGAAGACCGTAAATTGAGTAACCAATATCGCAGTCTCTGGCCCAGCAGTTGTTTGCTTCCAAGGCAGTGCCAGTTGCGTTACCCGTTCCATCATCTGCCCACTGGATGCCGATTGTTGTAGATACCCATCCGTAGGTAGGCCCGCCGTTAATTGCTTTTTGCGTGTCGGAGTTGCAAATAAATTTGTTGAGTTGCGTCAACCAAGAATCATGCGTAAAGAATCCAATTTCGCACTTGTAAATATAAACATTGTCAATAGACAGTTTTGTAGTTCTTGGTGCGTAAATGCCGTAATTGACCAAATATCCGTCGCTTTCTAATGTGATATTGGAGATTGAACAAAGTTCAGAATATTCATTATCTGCGTGTCGCAAAATAATAATTGCGTTTTTTACATAGCTGTCTGTAACAGTGCCGCCGCGAGAAGTATTGCTTCCCACGCCAGCAGTGTTTGTGGTCTTGATAATTTTTGTTCCAGGATTTCCAGCTACCGGCGTATAATCAACATTTTTTACGCCTTGACCAATAATCTGTGTTCCAGAATCCATGTAAAGCGGGGATGTGATATTGTAAGTACCTGCTGGCAAATACACTTTTCCCGCTGCATTTATGGCTGTCTGAATGGCTAAAGTGTCATCTGTAACACCATCGCCAACAGCGCCATAATCTAGCACGTTGGCAATAGCGCCATTAATCATTGAAAAAGAAACTTTTGTCAGGCTCATTTTGACCTCTTACACATTGTATTCAATAAAGCCATCTAACTTAAACCCACTACCGCCGGGGTATAAACCTAAATATGTAAGGATGTCAAAAAGCGTTGCTCCGTTAAATCCTGCTGATTGAATCATGTATCCGTTCACGCCATTCTCACGACCGCTACCTGACCCAAAACCACTGATCGTGTATGGCAATCCGCTTACTCTAACTGAGCCAGCGCCTGTTCCGTTAGTTGTAATTTCAACGCTGAAATTTACAAAAACTCTGCGGCCAATCTTTGTGTAAGTGCCTGACACTGGCCCAAGTAGCGTAATTGTGCCGCTGGTTGAAGTTACAGAAGGCGTCCAAGTACCTTCTTCATAGTCAGCCAGCAACTCGCTTGTGCCTGTGCCGGGTGTGGCAGAGAAGTCGATGCCTTTGCCAGATGTGCCAATGATGAGGTTGCCTGTGGACAACGTGACATTTCCAGGCAGTGTGATAGGCGTTTGTATCTGACTGGCGTTGATTAAGTTGGTAACTGTCTTGAGCATTTCGGTCTCCTTAAACCAAGAATTCGATCACCGAAGTGAATGGTGGCGCTTCTGAGAATGTCACGTTTCCACCGGACACCGTATAGGTGTTTTGGTTCTGGTAAACGCCGTTGATGTAAATCGCAAAAGGTGTGGATGTGACCGGAAAGATGGTCTGCACACCATTGCCAGTTGCGTTGCTTGCAATAGAGCCTGAACCAGTTGAATTCCCATTGAGTGAGGTGTAGACCAGGCTGCCTTTGCTGTCCAGCACCTGGATGCTGTAGTCGCTGCTAGCGTAGAAGCGCGATGGCGTGCCTTGATAGACCGGATAGCCGTTGAGCGTGCGGATGGGCTGCGCGGCTGCGATGGTCAGAGCTGCATCCCAATAGACTGCGATCTGGTTGGTTTGTGGGTTGAGGTTGACCGTGCCCACCCAGATGTAGCCGTTCTCCAGCGGCAGGCCGTCAGCGCCAGCAAATGCTGGATATGGCGGTTGAATCGAGAGTGCGCTCATTGTTGGTTCTCCTGGTCGAATTGGCGTCCTGTTTGGATTGCACTCTGCAAGAACTGGATGCGTGCATCTAGAGATTGTGGCAGGTTCGCTTCTTTTGCGAAATCCCCAAAGGACTTGCTCATGGCCGTGCGACGAAGCGCCGCCTGGCTTGGCTGGCCACCCTTGGTGGCAGTCTGCACAGCCAGCTCTTGGAACTCTGGTGAGGCAAAGAGCTTGGCAGCCTTCTGCACACCAGCGCCTTTGGATGCAGACATCCATTGCACGATATCTGGTGCGATCAGGCCACCGCCAGGCACCATGCTGGCCACGCCAGTGGCAGCACGTTGTGCCACGCTGCTGGACATGACTTGGCCCATCAGACCTTGGACCGCTGCATCGCCAAGAATCTGGTTGGCTTTGCCTGTGGTCGGAATGCGAGCTTGTGCGTCTGCAATGCGCCTCGAAATCTCGTAGAGATCACGCGAGGCACGGTCCCACTCTGGCCCCATGATCTTGACCATCTGGGAGTAAACAGGAGGGTTGGCTCGAAGGCCACGATAGACCTTGGTGAACTCTGCAGGGCTGAACACGGTTTCAGCAGCTCCTGCAGCACGACCTGCCGCCTTGCCTGCGGTCACAGATGCCAGGGCAGTGGCCAGCGTCTCCTTCTGCAACTCATCTGGCACCACCTTCATAAGACGATTGAAGGCTGCGGCATCGCCCTTTGCAGCCGTTGTGATGGCCGTCTGCATACGCTGGGCCACGCTGCCATCAATCTCTTGGCCGAATGCGCCGACGATGCGCTTCTCCAGCGCCTTCTGCTTGGCGGTCAGTAGGTTGGCTGCACGCAGTTCTCGCCGAGCCTCTTCGCCTGCCAGCGTTGCCACGTTGTCCAGTTGATCTTGGGCCAGTGCAGCATACAGGCGCTTGAGGTCACCGGCTGCCATGTTGTCATATGGTGACTTCAGGCCGCCAACGGCCTGGCCTACCAAGTCCTTCTCGCGCTTGAGACCGAAATAGGTCAGTTCGCCCTTTTCCAGCATCTTGGCCAGATTGGATTCCTGTGGCGTCATGCGGCCTGCAGCGCCCAGGTTGGTACGCAGGTCGTCGAGGTAAGTTTTTAGGTTGTTCAGCTCAACTGGGGAATTCTTTGGCACCGCCTCGTCGATACGGTCGTAGATCGCCTTGGCGTCAGTTTTCAGCGTCTGCCTGGCCTGCTGCAAGTTTTCCACAATCTTCTGTGAGGTAGCCCCAGGAGCTGGTCTGCCAGCAATGAAATTCGCATCAAACTGCTGCGACACCTCGTCGGCACGCTGGATGGCGTTGCGCACAGTGCTTTCCCATGCAGCCTCAGCTTCGCCTGCAACCAGTGCGCGGGTCAGGCCCACAGCACTGCGCACCTGTGGGTTGTCGCTCAATACGTCAAATGGCAAGTCTATGCGAAGGCGCTCGGCTGCCGCACGGGCCTCTGGGTTGATCTGCGCAAGATCAATCAGTTGAGCCTTGGCCGCAGATGAGCCAGGACCAAATCCTCCGGCCTTGCGTGCCAGGTTCAGAACATCGATGACGCCACCTGCTGTGGCCTCTGCAGCGGCTGCTGCAGGCGGCACTTCTGGGGCCATTGCCGTGCCCATAGGAGCGCCAGCAGGGCCAGGAGCAGGAGGTGGTGCCTCTGGTATGGCTGCGGCTGCTGGAGCCACAGGAGGTGCGCTGAGTTGATCTATCTGTCGCTGCAAATCATTGATGCTAAGTTCTCGCAGATATACCGACTCTCCTTCTTGAAGGGGTTCTGATGCAAGACGCTGTTGCTGGAACCGGAGTCCAGCAATTTGCTGATCTACGCTTGGCTCAGGGAAGGCTTCAAGTGTCGGCTCGACGCGAGGTGCGGGAGCAGGAGCAGCAGGAGCCGGTGCGCGGCCTGTGACGCGCTGTGCGCCCCTTCGAACGGCTGCGGTAACCGGAGGTGCCACCCGCTGCAGAATCTGTCCTGCTGGGCCTGTGACCGCTGCCAGACCAATCTCTGCTGGGCTAACTTGACCGCCAGTGACGGCCTGGGTTGCCTCGATGGCCGCCTGGGTTGCGCCAGCGCCAACAACTGCGCCAGGAATGGTTGCGGCTCGTCCTGCTGGAGTAAAGGCGGCAATGGATGCGCCAAGGCGTGGGACATCTTGTGATGTCAGCCCAGGCTCGATGACGTATTCTTTGCCATCAGTAGGAGAGCGCAGGAACACGGTGCCTTGTGCATCAAGACGATAAGTCAAGCCTGGGAAGTTTGCAGCAAAAATCTTGGCTCGTTCTTCTGAGCCAGCCATCAAACCACCGAGTGCCGATTTGAGCAAGCCAAAAGACATTTGATTCGTCTCTGGCATGTCGTAAATTGTTCGCTTCTCAGCCAGTGCCCTAGAGACCTCTGGGGATGCAGATCGCCTGGTGCCAGTCACAGACTCAACCAAGCCCTCGAAAAATCCCATCGGCCTAGGCTGACCTGGAGCCGCAGCAGGAGCAGGGGCAGGGGCTGCCGGTATAGGTGCAACCACAGGCGCAGGAGTTGCCATAGCGGCAGGAGCAGGCCTAGCTACTCTGGGAGCCGCAGCCGGTGCAGGTGCAGGTGCCGGTGCCATTGCTGCTGGAGCAGCCACAGGCGCTGCCATAGGCGCTGCAGAAGGAGCAGGTGCAGGTGCAACAGGAGCAGCCACAGGCGCAGGTTGGCGTGCTGCCACAGGCGAAGCCGCAGGTGCAGGTGCAGCAGCAGACGGTGCTGGCGCACTTGGTGCTGGAGCTGCCTGAGCGCCTTGCTGGCGCTGTACATAGGCTGCCTGAGCAGCCTGGATCAGTTGCGCGTCAGTTGCATTGTCTGGGCCTTCCAGCTCAATGATGCTGCCATCGGGTGCTTGAACTTTATATGTTGCCATCGTGTTGTTCCATTACCGAATGACTCTGAAACCAGAGGGCATACCTGTGGCGGCTGGTGCCGGAGCTGGAGCAGGTGCCGGAGCAGGTGCCGGAGATGGTGCAGCAGTTTGTGTAGTCTCAGGGCCAAAAACGTTTTCAGGATTTAAGCGGTAGTTCTTGACCACCACACCAAGCGCATTTTTGTCATCAGCGGCCTTTTTCTGTGCAGCTCCAAGATACTGCCTTGCCAAGTCTACATACTCTTGCCGCTGCTTCGAATTAAGTTCGAAAAGCTGACCACTTTGCAACTTTTGCACTTGGTTTGCAAGACGATCAAACAGGCCTGCCGTGTCTCGCGCCACAGCAAATTCAGTCTCACGAACAACGGACCCTGGATCAAGCATCTTCATGAATCCAGTAATCAACGCAATGTCACCAGGTCCGGTTTTGGCTTGAGCTGATGCCTGCAGATTTGAGAATGTCGATCCAAGCTCACCATATACTTTGGTGCGTGCTTGAAACTCTTTGCGAAGTTTTTCTTCTTGCTCAAACTTCTTGGCCGGATCAACTCCTCCAGATGCCCTAAGTGCTTCTAGCTCAAGCACTATTTTTCTACTTTCTAGATCAAGTTTTTTGCCCTGAGCTATTGCAGATGCTGTCTGAGCCTCCGTCAAGCCAAGAGTTGCAGCTTTATTTTTGAGTTCTTGTACCACATTTCTTTCTGCAAATTTGGCATCGACTTGAGCTTTAGTGGCCAAAGCCCTTCTCTCATCTACCTGGGCTTGATCCAGCTCAGTTTTCAACTGTCTCTGAAGGGCCACGTCTGGCTCTGCTTCAAGTTTTGCTCGAAGTTCTTGCACCTTGAGCTGTGAATCCGTGACAGCTTTATTGGCATTGGCCCGCACTTCTGTCAATCTGCTAGGAGCCTCTGATTCTGCCCTGATTGTTGAGAGAGCCTTGTCAGCATTATCAAGAAAATCTTTACCACCAGGCAGCCCAGCAATGTTCAAGCCAATTATTGCTTGTGCGTTCGTTGGGTTCAGCCTAATGAGATTTGATAGGTCGTCATACCCTTGCGCTTCTCTTTCTCTGCCTGAATTTCTTAGAGCAGCCGCTTGTTCTTTGAGCTGCATTTCAGCAACTGGCAAATTTCCTGACTTGATGGCGGTATAAACTTGCGTGCCCAATCGCAAAGTATTTTGTTGCTGCTCTTTTGTCTGCGCCTCAAAGCCCTGCATGACAATTGCCGCTTGGTCTTTAGGCAAGAAAGCCGTGACCCTCGCATAGTCAGCTGATGTTGCATTGGGGTTTTTGAACAGATTGGTGAGTTCTCTTTGTGCTGCTTGGGCACGCTCACGCGCAGCTCTGGCCGCTTCGGCCTCCGCAACAACAGAACCCATCTTAAAACCACCGAGTGCCGCCTCAAAAGGGCTTTGCACATCGACTGCGTAGTTGATCGGGGCTTGGAATGGATTGATGGTGGCCATGTTCTATTCCTCAAAAACCGAAGCCCATGCCAGCCTTGCCGCCTGCACCGTACTGGAAGCCAAGCACCTGAGCAGGCAAGTTGAACAGGCCGCTGAATGCCTTGGCCTCGCCCAGCTCGCCACCAGCTCTGGCCGCCCCTTGCTGGGCCAGCAAGTTGGCCACATTGGTTCCAGACTCCATTCCAGCAGCGCCAACACCGGCAGCAGAACGCTGACCCAACTGCGTCATGCCGCCCAGGCGGCCATATTGCTGCTCGATGGCTTGGTTCAGCAAAGCTGGTCGGAACTGTGCAAGTGCGCCTTGGATGTTGCCACCTCGCAGGCCGCCAGTGGCCGAGGCACGCTGAAGCAGAGCCTCTTCACCCTGCTGTGCCAATGCCTGGAAGGTCTCGCCGCCTCGAATGCGCTCAATGGCGGCTTGCTCTGCTTCTGGGCCTTGTAGGCCAAGCAAGGCCTGCTGCTGCTGAAGCGCAGGAAGACCTGCCTCGGTGTAAGGTTGGAGCAATGCTCGCAGTGCATCGAACTGTCTGCGCTGCTCTGCAATACCTTCGCCTGCTGCGCCTGCTTGAATGCCTGCTGCCTCGCTTGCTGCATCGGCTTGCATCATGCCGCCAAGCAGTTGCGAGCCTCCAACGATTAAACCAGTGACTGGATCAGGCATGGCTGAACTCCTTCATGTAGTCTTCAAATTTCTCGCCATACAACTCCATGACGCTGCCTGCATCTTCTGTCGCACGACGAGTGCCGTGGCACAGCGCCACGGTCATCAGCACAACGTCATAGTACCCTGCACGCCAGACAAATGACCGTGCATCGGCCTTGCCTGATCGCTCGGCCTGGTCGGATGCCTGCCACTTCAGGATCATGGCGGCCACTATGGGTGCGAGACTGTGGGAGTTGGCAATCCAAAATGTGTTCTGGTTCATGCCCACCAGGGTGTTCCAGATCACCGCATTGAGGTCTTCGCGCTCGACTGGATCACCGTCTGCGACATCATCAAAGACCTGGATGGCCCCATAAAGCATGAGCAGCCATTCAACGGCTGGCGTTGGGAGCGCGAAAACCCTTTGCAGGTTCA